ACCCATTAATTGATACTGCTGGAAGATCATCATCTAACTTTGATACTGACCAAGCTAAAGAAATAACTAACAATATCCAACATTGTGATAAGATTGCTAAAGATAATACAAACTTTGTAAGTAATATTTTGTATTGGTCTTTTAGCCCAACTATGGACACAAAATATAGGTCTATAGTTAGAAAATGCTTAACTCAGCGTGGACATTCAATTTTAAACTAAAGGAGAAAACATGAACAAAAACAATACAGTAGAAGAAATCAATATCTCAATTAATAATCTATTAGAAGAATGGAATATTAGTAGAGAACATAACGATAAGATTGTTACCCAGATTATAGGGTTACAATTAAGAAAGATAAGATTGGTTAATAAGATGACCCAAACTAGAGTTGCTAAAGCAATTAGAGTTACATTCCAACAGATTCAAAAATACGAAAAAGGCCAGAATCTTTGTAATCCTATAAATTTATTAGCTTTGTCAGAATACTTTAATGTATCATTTGACTATTGGATTAAACCAATCCATAATAAAGAACTTACATTATTAACCAAGAGGAGAGAGAATGTATATCCGTTTAGGCAAGACTACAACATGGCAAGATAAAAGAATCAACGCCATGAATAGAATAATAAGTAAAAATAAATTTAAAACAGAACACTTTATTGAAGAATATAATAGGGTGTGTGTTTCAAATGCTAAAAACAAAAGAGAATATAAAGGAGAGAATAATGGCAATTCATAAAACAGAACATGGTCATACGATTGAGTTCAATGAAGAAAAGCACGTCTATATTCATAACAACGAATATGTAGTTGGAATGAGTACACTACTTGGAAAGTTAGCGAGTCCAATGTTAGAGAATTGGAAGATTAGCCAACAAGTAAATGCTATCAAAACTGAAATGGAAAGAGAGGGTATTCCAATTGACCAGATACAAAAGATAGTAACTAACGCTAAAGCTAATGCAAAAAAGTCAGGAGATAATATTTTAAATATAGGCTCTATGGTTCATAAGTTTTGCGAGATGTGGCTTAAAGGCGAGAAATTTACTGACCCAAGCGACCCTGTAATATTAGGTTGCTTTGAAAAGTTTAAAAGGTTTTGGACAAAACATAAACTAAAAGTTATTGAGTCCGAAAAGGTTTTATATTCTGAACGAGGATTCTGTGGAACTTTAGATTTAATTGCTAAAGACCCACAAGATAATCTCTGGCTCATAGATATAAAAACTTCTAAGGGTTTGTTTTTAAATATGGTTCATCAATTACATGGATATAAGTTGGCCTATGAAGAACAAACAGGAAAGAAGATCAATAAGATGTATATAGTTCGATTGCCTAAAGATAGTGGCGACTTCGAGGCTAGACATATCTTATATAAAAAGGAACACTTAAAAGCATTTTTAGGATTATTAAGTTGTCATAAATCCGAGTTAATGTTTAACGAGTCAGTACGAAAATATAATCAACTAAAAAAAGGAAATAAAAATGTACGAAAAAACTAAATTCGATAAGCCTTTCTGTGGGTTACAAATGAGATTATTCCCTACAGGAAACCAAAGCCCAAAGTATGAGTATTCTGGTGAGGCAAGTAAGGTTAAATTTACTTGTAGCTTAACCAAAAGAAAATATGGTTTATCACAAGTAAATGAGTGGTTTAATACACCAGAGGTTCAAGAATATACTAAAGCTGGATATGTTTTAAAGTATATGACAAAGACTCAAGAAATGCAGAACCCACCACAATATGCAAAGGGTAATCTTGAACAGATACTTTGTTTGATAATGGTTAAACCATACAAACCTCAACCCAATGTAGATGGATTTAAGCCTGTAGGTCAAACTATGCCTCAGTATAAACCTCAACCAATGACACAGGCTCAACCATCAGCACCAGATCATGCTATGCCAGTTGAGAAAATGAGTGATATGGACGACGAGATTCCATTTTAATGGTTAAGCTATCTAAAACTCAAGAAGAACTTATTAGCGATTTCTATAACTTAAAAAAAGATTTCGCTATTAAGTTAGAGGAAATACAAGCTATGTATTTAGAAAATAAAAACTTACATAAAAAGATAGATGCTTTAGAAAAAGAAAATCATAGCTTGAAACAACAAATAAAACAATTAGAACAAGAAGCAGAGGAGATGTTATTATACCCATGATGATATTTGGAAAAACTAAAAGTGATTGGAAAGTGTTAGAACTACATTATAGACGAGAATGGATTTGCTTTATAGTAGGCTTTGTATTAGGAGTGATATTGATATGAGTCTAAGTTTTAAATCTTATGAAGAACTAGAAAGAGCATCAGAAAGATGGGCTGATTGGCATAAGAAAGTAATTGTATTAGATGAGGGTCGTAAAGCAACTTATTCTAAACTATTTCTTAAATACAAACTAGATACTAAAACTGTTATTGAGGCTGAACATAAAGCTAGAACAGATGTAGAGTATAAAGAAGTTGTAGAACAATATGCTAACGCAGAGGAAGAATTAATAAAAGCTAGATACCATTATAATAATTTAGATAAGTATGTTAGCTTAAAACAATCAGAGTTAAAAAGAGATTTAGCTTTGGTAGGAAAAGTTTAAATGAATTCTACTAACGATATAAAGATTTGCTCCCTATATATGGGTTTAGTAGATAGAGCCATCAGCGAGAGTTGGTGGCTTGTTAAAAGAATTTTGGGATGAATGAAGATAGTTAAATAAACGGCTATCGCTTTGGATTGCCCCAAAATAGCTAGGGTGGATTTGATCTCTCTCTTTACCACCCTAGTTTCTAGTAATATCAAAATGCTTTATATCAGTATCTTCGTGAATCCCTGTGTAAGAATATTCATAATTAATTAAGTCAACATCAGTTCGTCTTTTTATTTCTTCGACCATTTCATTGACTTTAGTAAAGTATGGAAAAGTATCTATGAATCTAAAGTTGACGTAACTACCATAGGGATTGTTATGTGTTTCTAATTGAAGTTCTAAATCTGTAATTACTGCATCAACTTTTATCTTGTCCATTAGGACATGATACTACTTTTTCTTAAATGCTGATACACCTTTTATTCCAAGAACAGAACTGTAGCCACCAATAATTAAACCTTGTAGCCACAAAGGAAATCTATCTATTTGATCGAAGAAAGCGTCTAGCTTTGCAATAACATCTGGGTCATCACTAAAAATACCATATGCACACACTAATAAAGGAATTGAAATTAAAACCAATACGATTTCGTCTTTCCAATCGTTAGCTTGATGTTCTTTGATAGTTTTGACCATTTCGATCTCCCCATCAATAACTCTTTGCATTTGTTTTTTTTCTGCAACAGATTCTAATATCTTTGTTTCTTTTTTATTCTTATAGATTTCTGCACCAGTTTTTAATCCAAATTTTAGAAGTCCTAACCACATATTATAAATAAGTATTACTTGTTAAAAAAATTAATGTTGTCCAATATACCACAAGAATAGAATAAATAAAATAAGTGAAGTTCATTCACTCCTAATATTCCTTATTTTTTATTTTTCAACTCTTTTGCTAGTTCGCAGTAGTGAATTATCTTATTCCATTTCTCATCTGGGTTTTCGCCTTGCTTTTCTCTCAAGCAGTATTTGATGATATTGCCTTGTATGAAATCTAGCTTATTGGCCACTATAAACTCTATAGGCTGTATCTGATATTGTTTGTAATGGTTGCCACCTATTTGCTTGTCAGTAGCCCTCTCTGTGGCTCTCTGTGGCTTTAACTTAGACGATTTTACCAATCCAATCCCCTTTATCATTCAAAACCATTGGGAGCAGTCTTGGAATCCCATTTAAGATAACTGCACAACCTATGATAAACCTAGTCTTAAAATTTTTAGCATAAGCAAAAGCCATACTCTTTTGATTTATTAAACAACCTACATTCATTCCAAAAAATAGGTTATCTGGGTTAGCCCACCAACTAATAACAAACTTCGTATGATAATGACCTTGTACGCAACTCATTCCCATAGTTTGACTTGTTTTTAATACATCTGCACTTCTACCATGTGTAAAGAAACATCTTTGGCCATTAGACATAGTTAAAGTTAAATCATCTATCCACTTCCATTTTTTAGTACCTAAGAACTCTCCATAATCTTTTAAGAATTCTTTACTCATTCCATGCTTTAATGCTCTACGATAAACTAGACTAGAATGGTTACTATCTACTTCTGTAACTTCTGGAAATACATTCTCTAATTCTTTTATATATTTTCTAGCCTCTGATAATTCTTGACCAGCAGAAAAAAGATCAGGGTTGCTATCGTGCATAGAGATTGCATGAAAGTCTAAGCTATCTCCAATATTTACAACTGTGTCAGGTTTAAATTCTTTTTTGATTTCTTTTAAAAATTTGATTGCGTCTTTGTGATGATATGGAATGTGCATATCAGATATAACTAAAATTCGTTTATGACTCATGCAATTATTACTTGTACTTATTTTTAGGTGTTTGTAAAGGTTTAGACCTTATCTATCAAAAGCATAATTACATATGCCATTGAACTTATTAATGCACCAACAGAAATAAGCATTATCTTTTCAATTCTATTTATTTGTGATTGTAGATC